TTTTCAAGATTAGCACCAGAAATTATTGAACTTATAATAAGTTATTTGTAAGTTAAAAATTGTATGCTATTTTATATAGTATATATATATTATATACTATATATACTAATGAGTGTTACGGAACCTCCTCCTAATATGGATGTTGAAGAGCCAGACAGGGGGTATGTTATGAATTATCCTGCTGTTCCTCATGATTTTTCGCAAAGATTATCTGGTTATTTAGATACAGACGTGGATGGTTTTGGTGCGTCATTACCAAATTCATCACAGGGTTCTACTTCAAATAGTATTGCTTCTATGGATGCTGATGACCCTATAGAAAACCCTATAAAAGACATTATAAATTTAAATGGTGAACAACAAAAACAAGTAAATGCCTTAATGACTATGATATCAACATTTTTATCTTTTAATACTCTTAATAAATTTTTAACAGAAGAACGGAAACAAACTTTAATAACAAAACTACAAGAGTTCCAAGCTACATATAATTTTCTAAAACAAGATAACACAAATTATTTGGTAGATTTTAATTATGATAGTATTAAAAACACTATTATTACACAAGAGGATTTACGCACATTTATAGCATCTTTAACCTTTGAATTCCCATACAGAATTGATATGACAAAGGATATAACAGTTATAGTTATTGAGTTAGAGCAATTATTAGAAACATCATTAAAACAATTATTACGTGATGCACGTAATTATATGGCTGCTTATGGTATTGAACAGCCAGCTGCCGATTTATCAATTTATCACCTTGATGCTGATATAAAAAATAAATTATTAAACTATCCATTCTTTAAACAGGCTTTGGGTCAAGAAGCAATTACTAAGTTAGAATTGCAAGAAACATATATATTACCAGCAATGATAAATAGACTACTTAGAGTAAGTGGTGAAGTTGTAGACTTAGGAATTACAACCAATGATGAAAACAGGTTTGCATTATTACATTCTAGTAAAATTCCCTATTTTTATAAAATGCTAATTGAGCTTAGGTTGATTAACGAGTTAACAACAGATAGTAAATCACAAAAGAGAGAAGCTCGTTTTGATTTTTTAATGGAATGTGCAACTAGTCGACGCCGTATTGAATTATATAATAGAATGTGCGAATATTTAAATTCATATGAAAAAGATGTTTCTATGTTAATTGCAGTTTCTGGTGGTAATTTAATTACTATTTTTGCTAAATTCCTAAAAGAATTATACGAGTTATACAATAGCTTGAGAAAAGATACAACCGACGATGACCATTTAGCTACACTAATAGCGTTTAAAACAAAAAATAAGCATTATTATAAAATATTTATTGATTTACTTTATAAGCAGCCTGTAACACGTAAAACATGGGCTAATGTATTTTTTAAGCAACCTGTAGCACCTAAAACATTGACTGATATATTAGGATCTAAAACACTGCCTGACATATTAGAAATACTTAGTGATTTAACTAAGAATTTAGTAACACTTAATAGTATTAGTGAGATGACTTTTAGTGATATAGATATGAAGTGGATATGCTTTAATACAAAGATACCAGAGGCAGATTTTATTCCTACACAAGAGGAGATTATGAGTGTGGGGTCTGAGTTTGAAGCATATTTTAGAAAATTTAAAAGTAAAACAGAAGATTTTGAACATTCTACTAGATTTGTTTTAGAAAGAGGAAAAAGAGTTTTGGAATTTATTGAACAAGATAAACAAGTAGATGAATTTCTAAAATCTAACTTAGCATATAACTTAAGAGAATACTTACAAAAATTAAAAGACGGTTGCCTTAAGTTAATGAAAACGAATAAAGACAAATTTACTGTAGAGGAACGTAAAATGATAGAAACTATGTTAACATCACAAATGTATGAAGGACGTTTGAATAAATTTAAAACTCCTCGTATCAGCATGTTAGATGGAGTAACTAATTGTACTAGATACTTAGAGTTTCTCTTACTTAAAAAGAACTCAAATGACAAGGCTACACAAGATAATATAGCTTTGATTTGTGGAATGAAAGTTGACGATTTTATAGATAAACTTATGGCATGCACTGAAGTTGGTAATAGAATACTAAAAAAGCATAAGCTTAATTCAAAATTGTCAAAGTATATTTCATCATTTGCAAGTGTTCATGATATAGTATATTCTGCAGGGGGCGACGGTAAAATTCCAAAGGTAGCATCAGAAATATTAATTGAAATGCTTAAGGCTATTAATATTAGTGAACTCTTAAAGGAAGATAAACCTCTAAGCGGTGGGCAGTTTAAACTAGTACCTTTTACAGCGCAAAGTAACTATTCTAATACTTCTCATTGGTCAGCGGCGCATACAAAAATTTTAAGACAATGTGAAGATATATTAAAGAAAAATTGTAAGTATAATGGTGTTGGGGCTTACATTCTAGCATTAGATGATACAATAACAGTACAATCACAAAAAGAAAAACCACAAAAGAGTAAAAAATCCAAATCATCCAGTACAAATCCCTTTAGTTCTATACTATCTACAATTCCATCGAACATTCTAAATCCTATATTTGAAGATGATGAGGAATATACCTCATTTGTGGCTGGTGATGAACTGTTTGTGCTCTTGGAAACCCCTATATTGGAAGGGCCTATATTGGAAGGGCCTATATTTCCAGATTTAGTAGGTAAACGACCACGGGATACTGTTGGTGGCAATAAAACTATGAAGTCTAAAAAACATAAAACCAAGAAATCAAAAAAGTCTAGAAAACATAAATCCAAAAAACCAAAAAAGTCTAGAAAATCTAAACCACAAAAGTCTAGAAAACATAAACCCAAAAAACCACAAAAGTCTAGAAAATATAAACCACAAAAGTCTAGAAAATTAAGATACTAATAATGTTTATAATTATTTTATTTTTGTTAAAATAAAATAATTATAATGTTAATACTTTTTTAATGTTTTATTAAAAAACGATTTATAATTTTTAGCATTTTTTGTTTTATGTTTTTTTGGTTTTTTATGTTTTGGTTTTTTATTTTTTGATTTCTTAGTTTTTGATTTCTTAGTTTTATTGCTACCAAGTTTTTTCTTTTTTGTAGGCAACTTTGCATTTGCATTCATATTATAATCCATAATTGCTCCTCCTTGTTTGTCATCTGATTGTGGTAAATCCTGTTGTAATGTTTTTTTTATATTGTCTAGGATTATAACTGCTAAACGTACACAATCGAATGGTGGGGCGCTTCTAGTTTTACTTTCTCTTGGGGTTTCGGTTACTAAGAACGATAGTTTACCGAAATCTTTCATGATTATACTAGCTAAGTCTGCTATTTCTTTTGTTGTATCAAGTAGTCCTTTTATTTGTGATTCCGCAGGTGGAGGTTGTTCTGCAATATCTTGGGGATTTATGTTTGAGGAAATAATATCAAATATTATCGTTAATAATAATGCATTGTTCTGTTCAGTGATAATGCGCATTAACAGCATTAGAGCTCTATGTTGTAGGATTTTAGAGGAAGAGCTATGCATAATGTATCCTATAGGTCCAGAACCTTGCATTAACGCTGAACATGTATCAGGTAGCTTAGTAAACAAAGCTACTCCTCTTTGTAGTAATTGACCTATCCACTGTAAAAGGTTGCTGTTTATTATTACAAGGTAGTCACTTACTGATTTTGTTTCTTTAAGAACTGTAAGAACTGGACGGGGTACTGGAATGTAATAAGTAATCGGCTGTAAATCAACTACTTCCACATTAAAGATTTCGCCATATATAACTTTAAAATACATATGTAACTCTGCACACTTCGGTATTAGTCTCTCGCCTTCGGTTCTGGCAAGTACGCCATTTCTTATTCGTTCACTAAGTTCAATTTGAGTTCTTTCATCCGGCACAACTTCTGAATATAATCTTTTAATTGAAGGCGCTTTCATTACCTTCGCGGGAGGTAACAGTGCCGTTACCCCCCGCGACCTCTTGCTAGATTTAGGGTCACAATCTGTTTCTGTTTCTGGTAAATCTTCTGCGTCTGCTAATTCTTCTGCGTCTGCTAATTCTTCTGCTCCTGCTTCTTCTTCTATTGGATATTCTTGACTTGGACTGTATAAATCTGCTTCTGCTTCTGCTTCTGCTCCTGCTTCTGCATGTGCATGTAGTAAATCTTCTACACTTTCTAAATCTATTCCTGTACTTCTAGCTTTTAACTCTTCAAAAATATTCTCAAATAGGTCCGGTCCCATTAATTTTTCTAATTCTTGTAACAATAATTCTTTTTCTAACCATTCTGTAGCAGCAGAAGTTTCAGCAAAATCGGTTGCTTGTTTGGTTGCTTGTTCTTTTGCTATAGCTTCTTTAGTTGCTTGATCAGATGCTAATGCATATATGGGGCTAGTATCCATATCAGATTTCGAAGAACTAGCAGCAGCAACTTTTACTGTTTCTTGTGGCTCTAACCATTTTCTAATCATATTTTTGCGTTGTTCAAGTTTCGCTGTAATGTGTGCCGTGTCTGGCGGAATGAGACTTCTTAAACCGCGCCGAGTTGACTTGACTAATGCTTCATCGTCGGCAGGTATATTTCCAGTAAAAGCAGCAGCTGTTATAGAATGTGTAGTAGTCTCTATACATTTACATATAGCATCCAAGACCGCATCCTTTGAAGGGTTTGCCTCAACTGATTTATAACATTGCTTAGCAGCTTCAACAATGCTCGCCATTGCTATTCTAGAAGCCTGTCCTCCTGCTTCTGGTGTTTTACCAATAACCATTTGTAATAAAAATAAATCACTATAATTAACTTCTTTTCCAATATGTATTGCGAGTAAATTATCATAAAATGCGCTCATAATTTTGCCAATATCGACTTTTGCATTAAATATTTCATCTGACAGCTGTAAACAACGCCGTAATGTTTCATTTTTATAAACAGTTGCTTTTATCGGAAGAACATGTGCATTCACATGTTTATTAGTGGAATATTCTATACTAACTGCAGGAATATTATTTGGGTCTATTAAACCAGGGTTGGCAATAAACGTTGGCCAATAATCTGCAGATTTAGGTGTCTGGTTTGGGACCACCAACCTATATGGTACTGTATTAGACATTCCTTTACTTACTTTACTTACTTTACTTACTTCAACAGCACCAAGAAAACGCAATACAGTTTCTAAAGCGTCCTGTGCTGCGGCAGCGTCACCGGGGGCGGCGGCGGCGCGGGCGGCGAGGGCAACTTTTACCCGATTTAATCTATTATTATGATTAACTTTACCAGCAATATCAGTTCCAATTCCTTGAACCCCGTTTACTTCAAGACTATCTCTAGAGCTAAATCTTCCTAATGCTGTTCGTTGTAGTAGTTGGTATCTATCAGGAACCTCTTTTTCTAGAGGCACAATTTCTGGTATACTTGAACATAGTTCCATAAGCATATATGCCTTAAATATACATATGGCTAATGTTTTTTCTTTCGGATTAAGCAGTCCAAGGGTTTCCATTGCATCAAGATATACATTAAAAATAGCTGTTAACTTATCTACTGCTATATCTAAATTCTTAAATAAATATTGATTATTTGTTGACATATATATATATATATATATATATACTTATTCTAAATTATTAAAATTTAGAAACATTATAAAAAATAGCTATTAAATAGGTTTTAGCAATTTAAGTTTTTAAATAAGAATTTAAATTGCGAAAACAATTTAAAGTGTTAAGGCTATATTATATAGCACTATGGCACCATTTACTATTAGTAATAGTAAAATTCTCTCTTTTTTTGAGCAACGACCAGAAATGGATGTAGAAGCTACATTATTAAAATTTATAGATATAATGGAAACTCTTCAAGAGTCTATGAATAAAACATTAACAAATAGCAGTGTATTAGAAATCTTAGATAATTTAAAAACTATGAATACTAAATTTGACCGAAGTCAAGAAGTTAGTCAGTTTAATCTCTCAAAATATATGAATGAACTAAAGCGTGATATGAATCAAGAATTAAAAACTTTAATGTCTATAAATATGATGGAAAAGATGGAGCCAATATTACGAGAGAAATTGAAGGACCAACAAAGTGCGATTGTAAATAGTACATTAGATAAAATAGCTACATTATTTGATAATAAGTTATTAAATGTAAATGATATTTCAAAGGCTAATAAAGAAATTCTCTCAAGTCAAAATGATAAATTGAATAATTTATTAACCCGATTTGAAAATTCGAGTAATAAAGGCAAGTTATCAGAGAACTTGGTTTTAAATAGTTTAAAAGACATGTATCCTAGTGCTGATATTTATTCAGTAGGACAAACAAAAGAAACATGTGATATTATGTTACTTAGAAATAATAAACCAAATGTGTTAATAGAAAATAAGGATTGGAAGAGGCCAGTAATTCAAGAAGAGGTTAAGAAATTTTTGAGAGATATTGATATGCAAAAATGTTGTGGCCTATTTCTCTCACAAAATACGACAATAACGACAAAAGATAATTTTGAGATTAACGTCCATGATGGCAATGTGCTTGTGTACGTTCATTGTGCTAATAATGATCCAGAAAAGATTAAAATAGGGCTTGATATTATTGATGCTTTTTATAATACGCTAAAACTATTAGATGAAAATGCGTGTTCAGAAGATAATATAAATACTATTTCCAAGGAATTAACTGACCATATAAATGCTGAATATCAGAATTTTCTCTCAAAAAAGAATAAAACAATTAAACTGGCTAAGGATTTTATTCAAACATTAGTAAAACAGCTTGAAGAATTTACAATTCCTAGTCTAGAAACATATTTGGCATCAAAATATTCACTATCATCTAGCAAATTTGTATGTGAGTTTTGTGGATTTGTGGGGAAAAATCAGCAATCCAAGTCTGCACATATGAGAGGTTGTGCTAAAAAAGGGGTTGCTGGTTCAACAATGTGTATTGAAACAGAATAATTCTTTACAAATCTCTCTTATAAGAAAATATAAAATATAAATTTTATAGTTTATATTTTATAGTTTATATTTTATAAAGTTTAAATATTATATTTTTATAGTTTT